CCGAGATCCGTGGAAGAAGTTGTGGGACTTGTGGCTGGTCCAGTCGTAAATTTTACAGCGGCCCTCAGCAGTGGGGGCAACAATTTTTCAAATGGGACGTCGACAGCGACGAAACAATCGGAAAGGACAACGTCAAGCACGTCGGACATTTCGACATCTTCAACCCCGGGGGCAAAGGAAACACCGGTCGCCCCTCGAAAGAAGAAATCGAACAAGAAGAAGCGCTCAAAAACTGGCAGTGGCCCAACGGTGGAATCGAAGCCGTCAGAAGTTCTTTTAGAATCCACTCCCGTGGACTCAGAGAAGGAACCTGGCAACCCGGCGAAGATTGTAAACAATGGATCAAAACCCAAATCATGGACTCAGGCCTTTACCCAAGGACTCAAAGCCCACCTTGGTACCGGTCTTGGATTCGACGAAGCGGAGAAGCTGGCGAGAACGGAAGCGACAGAGATGTTCCCCCGCTCACAGCTGAAGACTTCAACGGAGTCCGAGACATTGTCGAAGATAACATCGTGAAGGACAGCCATCCTGGCTATCCTTGGTGTAAACTAGGCAAGGACAATGGTGCGGTTATGACTGGTTATGGCAATTTGATTTGGGACGAAGTAGCGAAAAGGTTCAACAAAATGTTGGAGCTTGGCGATAAACTCTTCGAACTGGAACCGGAAGAACTTGTAAAACTCGGAATCTTTGATACCGTTAAGGTTTTTATCAAGAAGGAACCTCACAGTCTAAAGAAAATCAACAATGGAAAGTTGCGAATCATCGCATCTGTGTCCTTAGTTGATCAAATTGTGACGCGGCTCCTCTGCATGAGACAAAACAAAGCGGAAATCAAACTCTGGGAAAGTTGTCCGTCAGCCCCTGGTATGGGATTGACAGATGACGGGTTCAGAATTATCTGGGAAACAGCGGAAAGGTTTTCGAAAGCCGGAACTGTCTGTGAGACTGATGTCTCTGGATGGGACTGGTCCATGCAACAATGGGAACTGGACTTGGACGCCTCAGTGCGCGCGGACTTGATGGGAGTTAAGGAAGATTCTTTAATCTCTTTCTTCTTGAAAGCACATGCGTACTGTGTGGGACATTCTGTCTTTGCTTTACCGGACGGCGAGCTTTTGGCTCAGACTATACCTGGAGGACAACTGTCAGGCGATTACAATACATCGTCAACAAACAGCCGAGGGCGCATTTTCGCGTCAATGGCCGCTCGTTGGCGTGCTGGTTATCGCGGTTGGACCGGGCAGATGCTGGCGCAACAGTTTCCCCGTCTTGGGATAAAAGCGATGGGAGATGACTCATTCGAAATTTGGTTCAAGGAATTGGTTCAATTTTTGGAGGAAATTGGGCACTCGATTAAAATGTGTGTTCAGAGACCCAATCTTGAGAACTTTGAATTTTGTTCTCAAGTTTTCGTAGAATCAGGGGTGGCCTACCCCGTCGATTACTCCAAAACTTTGTTCAGATTCTTGAGTCATAACCCCGCGGATCCAAAGTATCCGGAATACAGAGCTCAACTGCTCTATTATTTCAGGCATCTGCCGGAACTTAAATTGGCGGGAATTAGAAAACTAGCAGACGCTCGTGTTGAGCGGGCGCATACGCTAGCGGGCGGTGCATAGGCAATTATTAAGTACAATCATTAACTAGAGTTATCATGGTCAACAAAACCAGGAAGAACGGAAATGGAAAACGGAACAATAAAACACTAGCTCGGAGAAACCAAACTCCTCAAATAGGTATGCAAGTAGCAAATGTCTATCATTTCAGAAGATGGATACCGTGTACTACGAGACCAAGTGTGGCGGCGAATCAAAACGTCTACCACCTTACGATCAATATCACGAGTGCTCATTTTCCTGAACTTGCAGGGCCAATGGCGGCCTATGATAATTACACAATTCACTCGTTGGGAGCGAAAATGATAAGTGGTGTGACGACTATGAATGGTCAACACACCATTCTTGTTAAACCGTACCAAACAATGTCCCTCGCTGGTTTTCCAAACACGCCGAGCTTTGCTTACGCGAAGAAGAATGGAGCGAAGATCACTAAAGTAACAAACCAAACCAATGCCCCTCCGGCAGCGGATCCGGTTAAAACTATGTTGTCGACTTCGATAAATTCACTTGGTAATGTCTGTTGGATCTTTGAAGGACCTGGTGACGCGAGTGCGAGAACTTATTTAGGTGAGTTCCAGGTATACGTGGACTGTGTTTTCCATGGCGCTAAGTAGGCTTTTCGTGTGTCTGCATAAATAACACGAACATATAGTTCAAACCCACTTCGGTGGATAGAGATTAATTCAATAGTAGTCATCTCTTCTTGTTTGGGGACTCTGTGAGGGCCAGTCCTGGTCCAGAAATACCCTTGTGGTATATTGGGCCGAAGCGTGCTCAGCACGAAGGATAGGGCTTCTTTTGAAGGCTTGTTGTTTGTGGTGATGCGATTTGTACCTTAGGCGAGATTTGAAATACCCGAAGGTTCACCAGCGGTTTTCCTAGGATAATGCGCAGTGGAGTTTTGGAAAGCTTCGGCGAAATCCAGATCCTTTGAGCTGAGGGTCTATCAAATTGTCCAAGTGACGGGTTTGATGGGTTGTACTCCTTTTGGTTGGGTACGTGGGC